GTGGAAGACGTCTCGTCAGCCCCGTCAGCAATGGCGGGGTTTTTCATTTGGAGAACGAGATGCGCAAGATCATCATCATCGCCATATGGATAGCCCTCGCCATATGCTCTTGCAACACCGTTTCTGATCCTCGCTTCGTGCCAGACGTATCAGCCGCCGGGTGAGGATATCTGGCGCGCGCTGTAGAAGATTCATATCGCGCAACAGTCATCAAATGGGCACCTCGCCACGGGTTGAATAAAGCAGTTCTGGAATGAAATTCCAAGGAGAGTGATATGCTCGGCACTATCTTGTTGATTTTGCTTATCCTGCTCCTCATCGGCGCATTTCCCGCTTGGCCTCACGCCGCATCATGGGGCTACGGCCCATCGGGAGGACTCGGCGTTGTGCTCCTCATCGTGATCATCCTCGTCCTGCTCGGGCGGATCTGAACCATTTTGCATACCAGCTACGGCAGAGTTCCTACCCGACCCAACCAGCGATCGGATGCCAAGGTTTTGCTCGCCCCTCAGAAGGACACCGGTGCCGTAGCCATGGCACATCGACCGGTGCAAGCAGGCAAGCTGGATCAAACTCTCGAGGCGAACCCATGAAGAAGCCAGCCCCAGCCGCCCCGGCCAAGCGCAAGCTCGCCACCATCAAGAAAGCCAAGCCGAAGACAAAGCAGGAATGGGCGCGCGTCATCAAGGCCGCGGAATCCGTGCTGAAGTCCGCCGGCATCAAACTCTGACCGCGAAGGGATAGCCACATGGCCGCCGCGAACCCGATCTCGAAAAACTCAACGGCTTGGCTCGGGCCTGCATCTGGCGCCGTCGCCATCACTCCCGATGCGACCGCCACCTTCACGCCGACGCGCGGGATCATCTGCGCCGCGGCCGGGACGGTCGCCTGCAAATTCTCCGACACCGCGGCTGATGTCTCACTGACACTGCTCGCCGGCACCATCTATCCATTCTCCATCGTCGCCGTTCGGATCACCGGCACGTCAGCAACCGGCATCGTCGGTTTGTACTGATCCACTTCCAAAGCAACCGCAAAAGATAAGGAAGCAATATCATGCCCGCATATCATTCACTCTACGGCCGCAAGTTCGGCATCGACCAGGCATCTGGCGCGCTCGTCTCCGATGACGGCACCAAGACGGCCACGGCAACCGGCACCGGCGCCACCGGCACGGCAACGCTCAGCAAGACGCAGGGCAAGGTCACGACCGGCGCCCTGACGACTATTGCGACCGCCACGCATGTTCTCACGCTGACCAACACCAAGATCGCGGCAACCGATACCGTTCTAGTCACCGTCGGCAAGGGAACGGCCACCACCGGCACGCCAACGGTCGCTGATGTCACGCCGGCTGCCGGCTCTGTCGTCATCACGATCCAGAACATTCACGCCAGCGCCGCATTAAACGGCACACTGATTGTCGGCTTCCTAGTTATGAAGGCATAGTCATGACGATCATCATTGACCCCTTAGGCACCCCTACATTCTACCCAGTGCGCGATGGGATGAGCGTTCTCGATCTCACCGGCACAGGGACAACTCAAGTTGGGGCAACTGAGGTCGTCCCTGCTTTGAGCGGCGTAATCGTCGTAAAGGCCGATTCCATTGAAGACAACTTCGCCTTTGTTCTATCGGCAGACTTCCAGATCGGCGATCAAGTCGAAATGTATGACGTCAGTGACGGGATCGGTTTCCAAATATTCCCACAGAGTGGCGGCAACTTCTTGAGCCGCGCCACCGATGCCGCCGTCTCACGGGGCGGCAATGGTACGATCACGATGCGCAAGATGTCTGCAACTGAATGGTTTCTGGTTTCAAACCTCTAGGGAAACCAGATCTAAGGAGGCCACCATGAAAGCCGCACACAAGACATACGTCGCCAAGGCAGCGCCAGTCCGCAAGGCCATCGCTGCCGAACGCGCCAAGGTCGAAAAGCTTCAGGCCCAGATCGACGCTGCAAATGAGGAGATCGCCAGCCTCTCCTCTGAACTCAGCGTCATCGAGCACGAAGCAGCAGACGCCGGACTATCAACGTCCGATCTGCACGCAGCCATCAAAGACTGAACGGAAGGCTTGGAGGCAACAAGCTATGGCCGCTCCCAAAGGCAACCAGTTCTGGAAGGTCCGCAGTAGCCACGGTCGCAACCCCATATTCGCGACACCTGACCAACTGTGGAAAGGCTGCGCTGAGTATTTCGAGTGGGTGGAGAAAAACCCGCTGCTAGAGAGTCAAGCCTTCGCCTATCAGGGAGAGGTCAAGCTCCAGCAGATCCCGAAGATGCGCGCCATGACCATCACCGGGCTCTGCATCTTCCTCGATATCGCAACCGTGACGTGGAATGACTACCGGACGAAAGAAGGCTTTTCTAACGTCACCACGCGAGCAGAGGATATTATCCGCTCTCAGAAGTTCGAAGGAGCGTCGGCCGGACTACTGAATGCGAACATCATTGCCCGCGATCTCGGGCTGGCTGACAAGAACGAACTGACCGGCAAGGGCGGCGATCCTGTGCAGATCATCATCTCATCGCAGGATGCCAATCTGCTCTGATGGTAGCCAAGCTCACGCGCAAGCAGGAACTGGCGAACGGCCTCCTTGGATCTGATGCCACGCATTGCATGCTCTATGGTGGATCACGATCGGGCAAGACGTTCCTGCTCACCCGTGCTCTGCTGACCCGTGCATTGGCCCATAAAAGCCGCCACGCGATGCTGAGGTACAGGTTCAACCATATCAAGGCGTCGATCATCTACGACACGCTGCCGAAGGTTCTGGCGGAGTGCTTCCCTGGGGTGGCTGAGCGCAGCCGTCTCGACAAGACCGACTGGTTCATGACGCTGCCGAACGGCTCGGAAGTCTGGTTCGGTGGCCTCGACGACAAGGAGCGGACGGAAAAGATCCTCGGGCAGGAATACGCCACGATGTATCTGAACGAGTGCTCCCAGATCCCGTGGGCCTCGCGCAACATGGCGATGACACGCCTGGCGCAGAACACGCCGCTCCGGCTCAAGGCCTATTACGACTGCAACCCTCCTGGCATGGCGCATTGGACGTACCGCCTGTTCATGGAGAAGCGTGATCCCGATCGCCGATCTGCGGTTCTCAACCCGCAGAATTACACGGCGATGATCATGAACCCGAAGGACAACGAGGAAAACCTCCCGGCCTCGTATCTCGAGGAACTGCAGAACATGTCGGAGGCGATGCGTCGTCGCTTCCTGCTCGGGCAGTTCGCCGACACGTCTGACAGTGCTCTATGGACGCTGGAGCTTCTCGATCAGCAGCGCATCGTTGACGGCAAGACGCCGGAGATGGTCCGCATTGTCGTGGCGATAGACCCGTCCGGCGCTTCTGGCGACGAGGATCTACGGTCCGACGAGATCGGCATGGTGGTCTGCGGGCTCGGCAAGGATGGCCGAGGCTACATCCTGGAAGACATCTCTGGCCGCATGGCCCCGGCGCAATGGGGCAAGGCTGCCGTTTCCGCCTATGATCGTTGGGGCGCTGACTGCATCGTCGCCGAAGAGAACTTTGGCGGCGCCATGGTCGCCGAGGTCGTCAGGGGCGCCGCGTCAAATCCAGAGCGCAAGACCGGTGGCAACATTCCATACCGCCCGGTGAAGGCGAGCCGCGGCAAGATCGCCAGAGCCGAGCCGATTGCGGCACTATTCGAGCAGCAGAAGGTCTCTCTCGTTGGGTATTTCCCGGAGATGGAAGATCAGTTCTGCGCCATGACAACCGCCGGCTACATCGGCAGCCGATCACCAGACCGCGCAGACGCCGCCATATGGGCTCTAGCATCGCTCTTCCCGGCCATGACGAGGCAAGACAGCGCGAACGTCAATCGCTCGCCCACGGTCAATCTGGGCCATTTGAACATGAAGAGAAGGAGATAGCCAATGGGCGGTCTATTTGGCGGTGGGGCGAAGACACCAAAGCCCACTCCGGTCCAGCGCATGCCTGACACGGAAGATCCGGCGGTGAAGGAATCGCAGCGCCGTACGGCTGCCGCCTCTCAGGTTCGCTCAGGGCGCGCTTCGACCGTGCTAACCAACCGGCAGC